GGAGACTTGCCAATGGATGAGGAGAAGGTAGACAAGCCTGCAAGAGATATGTGGGTTGGCCTTCTCAATTGTTTCACTGGGACAGAGATACACTCAGCAACCAAGGTTGTTAATCTCTTTTACATAGGCTATTTAGTCAACAAGAACAAGTCCCCAGAGGGGAATGTGGGCTGGCATCTTCTGGAGAAGACAATAAAAGAGCAACTAGCCTTTAGGAAAGATCAAATGGACAAATCTTTTGGTGCGATGAGGCCTGGAGATAGATCAAAAGGGAAACAATTCTCCAAACAAGCAGTCAAACAGGGATGCAGTCTTTTAGAAGCCAGGTTGAGAACACGAATGGGTAATTCCTGGAAGCAGATTGTGACGGACAGCATTAAAGATGATTTAGTTAAGGAAATGACAGAAGAAATAGCTTCATACAAGGCCTCCTGTAGTGTGGATCATGCTGACACAAAAAGGAAAGCTGACAGAGATGACCCCCTGGCTGCTGGCAGGATAAAGGTCATAGAAGCTGTCAGGGACAAACTAGACATGATGGGAATTAATCCATTTACACAAATCCACACCATACTTGACCACATAGAAAGAACATCAGAAGGAGTCATCTGTGATCTGTTCCAGAAGACACAGCATGGAGGACTGAGAGAAATATATGTGCTGACTATAGAGTCAAGAATTGTGCAGCTCTTCATTGAAGTCACAGCAAGAAAGTTATGCTCTTACTTTGATGAAGAGACTCTCACTCATCCAGGGAACAAACTCAAACTGCTAGACATGCATAGGAAGGAGGTCAAAGATGAGTCAATGAAACTGGATACAATATTCCTGGACTTGTGTTCCTCAGCAGACAAAACCAGGTGGAATCAGAATTTTGTCATGGCAGCAATGGTCATCCCCTTGGTCAGAATGACTGAGGTGTCTCTGCATGGGCCCATCACTAGGATCCTTAACCTATGGACGGCCAAATTGATAAAGATTCCTCAGAATGTAATAAAGCTGATGATCAACCACACTCCATTGTCAAGTGAATCCTACACAAAATTGCATGACATGTTCTGGGATCCTAAAAACACTGATGACATAATCAGACACAAGTGTGATAGATTTGTCCGACTGAGTACAGGCATGATGCAGGGGATCTTGCACTTCACTAGTTCTTTGCTGCACTTGTGTCTACTTGAGTCCACAGCTCACAACATGCTGGTGGTCCTTCAAGCCATGTGGCCACAGTACAAATACAAGATAACACAGGTCTGCTCTTCTGATGACTCAGCCTGCATTCTGAGCATCATTGGTCCTCCAAACATGAACCAATTTGGGATTGTCCAGGCAAGAGACTTCATGAACATTGCTTCAGTGCTAGAATCAAATGAGATTTTCTGTGAATTCTTCTGCATGTCTAATTCAATCAAAACCATTTCTGCATGTCCTAATTATGTAGAATTCAACAGCGAGTACAAGTTTGAGAACACTCTTGCAGTCCCAATCATCAAGTATGTAGCAGCAATGATGACTCTCACTGAATCTGAGTCATATCTTGACAGATTCTACACTTTGTACAACATGACAGGAGACTTGTTTGCAACTGGGTTTAGTGCCAGGAACACTCACATATGTCAAATGGCACAAGCCATGATGCATTACAAGACCATGGGTAGTCACAACAGTTCTCTTTTCAGATCATGGGGAAAGTATGCCATGGAGATTCCAGATCCCAAGTATGGATTCTTCCTGCTAGACAAGATGTTGTGTCCTGGAGTTCTAGGGTTCAGTTACTGCCATTGGAAAGCTTGTCAGTCCACGTGCATACTCCAGAGGAGCATCAATGAATACAACCATGGTGCCATGATGAATACACCTGAAGGAGGAATAGTGAGGAATTTTGTCATTCATCATGGTGGGTTGCAGAGATGGAGAACACTGATCAGAAGAGTGGGTCAAGGAATTGATGTGGAAGATAGAATTGAGAAGGAGCCAATTCTACTTTTCAGAGATGCCAGCAATGTTGACCAGCTCAAAGTGAAGCTTGCCATCTCGGCAGGCTCACCAGGAGCAGCCAAGTCTGTAAGAAGGGGGAATCCTTTCATGCAGGGAATGGCAATGTCAGTCTACTGTTTGTACACCCATTCCTTCTCAAAAACCACCATGATTCAAGAAGGCTCAGACAGAAAGAAAGCCACTACAAAAGTGTGTCTCCTTGGAGAACTCAAGAAGGAGTATGATTTTCTGGACACCAGAGAGGACTATGGTGAGCACACCATGAAGATCTCCTTCCCAAACCATGACAGATACAAAGCAGCAGAGAATGTCTTTGAAGAGCTCAAGCACTATACAACCATGAGAATTCCCAGACTAAGGCACAAGAAGACTGAGATACTCATTCAGAATTCAACCTCAGTGCTGCCATTGTCCTTGCGAGAAGTTGTAGGAAAATTGTGGTGTGATATTAGCATTCCAGCTTCCAACTCAGTTTACAACAGATGTCTTCAGGTCTTCATGGATGAGCTGCCGTGGATTAGGGGCACAATGAAAGATACTCTTAGAGAGTCTCCATTCACCACTTATCAGGAACTTTACAATTTTGTGAGCACTGAGAACAGGAAGGGAAGAGTCTTCAAGAGAGTGGGTCCACATCTGGGGTCAAGCCGACTGACAGGACAGATTTTTGATCTGTGCCGGAAATCCTGGTCACCAGAAGTCTTGCTGACTCCAAAGGACACTGATAGGAGATCATTCATCTCAAATGACACTATGACAAAAATGAATCTGGCTCTCCTGATTCCAGACGAGGACACCCGCTTGGAAAAAGTGAGAAAAGAAGCAAGGGAAAGTCAACCTCTGGTTGATTCCATTGCAGAGGTAGGGAACATGACAAAGAGAGAGGCTGCATTTGCTTACATGATGGGTGTCTTGAAGGGTCAGTTCACTGCTCTTGATGCAATAAGTCATGCTCAAAGTCTGGGAATGGGAGCACACATTTCATACATTGAAGAACAGAGAAGAGTAGAGACAGAGTCTGGTGTAGAATGGAGAGGAAAAGGTTCCTGTTACATTTCTGTGGGGGGCATCAATGTTAGAGTGACAATGTCTGATGATGAGGTGACTGCAATTCATGTGCCTTCTCTGACTGCTTTTTCCAATTGTGTTGACTCTTTCAAGCACATATTCAAGTCAATGAAACTAAAGTCAGCACCAA